CGATGCCAGCAAACAGAAAAGGGCAGGTGGGAATGTGAGTGAATGCCATTGCACCAGCTGTCAGTTGGACCGAATCATCAGCATGTCAACCAAACAAGGGAAGGCAATCATGGCACTAGAGGATGATCTGAAGGCGGTACTCTCGCAGGTAGGCAAGGGTACCGGCGAGGTGCTGGCCAAGATCGACCAGTTGGAAGGTCAGATCGCCGCACTACAGGGCACGGTGGACGCCAACTCGGACGCCAAGGCCCAGCTGGATGCCGCTGCTGGAACGTTGAGCGACCTGAAGGTTGCAGCTCAGGCACTCGATGACGTGGTGCCCGATCCCGAACCGCCTGTGGCCTGAGCGGTAAATCAACCATCATGACACAGCCAACAGGTAGTGCCGGACCAGCGGAAGTTGTTACCTCCCTAGTCGATGCCCAGAACGCATTGGTCGAGGCGGTCGAGCGGGTGATGAACGACGTCGACCTCGACGGTGCACCGTCCCGTACCGGCATGGCGATGTTGCGCGATGCCGCCGACCTGGTGAAGCGGGCGGTGCCCGAGGTGGGCAAGCTGCGGCGGCGCAAGTGACTGGTATTGCCAGCACGTTCATTGATTCAGTTCGGCAGCACCGCGTGCCAGGCTGGGGGAGTTTCGAGGGGATGGACGGAAGCCTCTACGTGCTGCGCCATGAACATCCGCTCGTCTGGACGTGGCAGGTCCATGAATCATGCTCGGACATGCCGGGTTTTATGCGTGTTACGCCGGTCGTCTATGACTGAGCCGTCAGCAAAGCCGCAGCTCACAGACGTGCCGGTCGCCAAATGTGTTGCGCTGCGACGCAACCCGCAGTTCGTGTCGCCGCACGAAATGGAGGCCATGAAAGCCTCCATGACACGTGACGGGTTTCTGGCCCCCGTGTTGCTGCGGCCGATGGGCGAGGATTTCGAGGTGGTCAGCGGCAATCACCGGGTGATGGCGGCGCGCGAGCTTGGTATGGCTACTGTGCCAGCGTTGGTCATGGAACTGACTGACACACAGGTGGGTCGGATTGCGGTCAACATGAACACGGTGCACGGCGATCCCACAGCTGAATTGTTGGCACCTTTTTTGGCCGAGCTGGACGACGAGGCTTTGGCCACAGTGCATTTGGATGACGAACTGTTGAAGGCCACACTCGCATTGGATGACGAGTTGGCGTCACGACTGGCTGATCTGCAAACACCCGACGACTGGGATAATGCGTCGCCGAAAAGTGCCACGCCAAACTGTGTGTGCGACAAGTGCGGTCGACGCCATGTTGCGGGCAAGACGGAAGACTGAATGTTTTGGCGTGCCGCCCTGTGGGTGATCGGCGTGCATGTCGTGGTGTTTGTGGTGGTGGCGTTGGCGGTTTTAGTGATGGAGGTTTGACATGGGTGTTGGTGGTTTGATTGTGCTGGCCGTCGTGGTGGTCATTGTGCTGGTGATTCTGCTCTGATGGGTTTGACCAGCGACCCCAACGATCCGCGCCTCACCCACGGTGCTGACAGTGAACCGACCGGCCAGGCCGACGTCTATCTGGTGTTGTCGGATGAGGAGCGTGCCAAAGGTTTTGTGCGGCCGGTACGCCGCACCTACATTCACGGCACCAACGGCATTGACCGGAAGGTGTGTGGTGCGGCAACCACGATGGGTCAGGCACTAGCCGAAACGTATGCGCGCCAACCAAAATTCTACGGTGCAACCTATTGTGTTGGCTGCCAACAGCATCGGCCGGTAAGTGAATTCACCTGGGACGCTGACGGTCAGCAGGTGGGTTCGTGAACGACCTGTGGTCGGCGATCACGTTGGGGTTCATCTTGGCTATCACTTGGGGCACAACGCTTCCCGCCATCATCTTTATTGTGGCGACACAATGATATTGGAGGTTTGATATGCGCGGTAGTGACGGAAGGTTCATAAAAAGACCAGACCAGATCCGTGGTTCGGATGGAAGATTCGCGTCGACCGATGCCACCAAAACTGTTGGTAGCAAAGGCTATCTTGGTCCGGTCGCTGGTGTAGCCGGTGGTTTGACGGTGTTGGCGGGCATCGTGTTTGCCCTGTTCAACAACGGGCAGCCAGCACAATCGACCCGTATCACGCCCATTCCAGGCACGTCTGCGACCACGTCACAAACCGTTGAGACATCCACAGTTACGTCTACGCCGCCGGACACGTTGACCGAGACCACAACCGAGACGTCGCCGGTCACGGTGGTGGTGACCAGGACCGAACCTGCGCCGCCGCCAGAGACGGTGACCGTGACTGAGACCACCACGGAGATCGCGCCGCTACTACCATGACTAGACTCTGGTACGCCCTTGGCTGGCCACGTGTTTGGTTTCGGCGCATGATTCCTGGCCGTTGGACCGAGAGCGAGATTAGTGCCCAGCAGAAACGTGCACGTCAAAGACTCGCCGAGTTAAGTCCGTACTTCGATGACTGAATGTGACTGTAGCAAAAGATTTTTGGTGCGTGTCGGTCGCACAGACGAATACCGTAGGGCCAAACGAATATTCGACAAAGGCACCCATCCCACATTCATTGGCCGGTCCACCGTGTTGCGGGCGGCACGCGACGGGGGTTTGCTGTTCTACACACTGGGCGATCAGGATGTGGCGGTGACTGTCACTAATGCCCGCAATTCAACGTTGCTGGCGCTCAACGTTTTACCGGAACACCGCAAGCACGGGCTGGGTGCCGCCATCGTCAAATATCTGCGACCAAACTTTGTGCGCGCCATCGACTTTAGGGTCGATTGGTTTGAGGGCCAAGGCTACCTGTCGATTGGTGAGCCGAAGGTGGGCCGGAAATTCAAGACGCAGGTGATGGTGCGCTCCGAGCTGCGCGACCTGGCCGGGCGGGTGCGCAGTGTGATCGGCGAACAATGCACATGCCATGAAAATGGTGTTCATGAAGGGTAGGCATCGGCGTGGGCGTTTCTCGCTCACCGTCGAAGATGTTCGGCCCTGTCCAATTTTCGTTCAACCAATACGTCAAGTTCGTTGCCGCCCTGGTGATTCGGTGGGACGGCTTGAGCAAATAGACATCTATGGCCGACATCTAAATCTTGGGTCAATTCGACTACCCACCGTCGTCCCCTGAAAGGGGTTGAAAAGATATGCCTTCCAACAGGAAACAACCGGCAGCGTTGAAGCTGATCAACGGCCGCAACGAGGGCGTTGACAGTGGTGGACGTAAAGTGCCGAAACCGCCCAACTTTGCCCGCATCCCACCGGATCGGCCAGCACATCTATCCCCGATCGCAGCCGAGTTGTGGGATCGGATTGTGGCCGAACTGCCCAAGCTGGGCTTGCTGAAAGACTTGGACGGTCCATCCCTTGAAATGGCTTGCGAGACTTACGCGCGGTGGCGTGAAGCCATCGACATGAGAATGTCGATGGCCAAGACGGCACCGGCCACGCGCGGCATCATCGCCAAGAATTCACAAGGATTCACGGTGGCCCCGTGGGTGGCGGCGGAAACGCAGGCGTCCAAAGAGTTTCGTGCCTGGTGCCATGAGTATGGTTTGACACCGTCCGCGGAGATGTCGTTGGCCGGGCCGGGCGGCGAGCAGGATCCCGAAAACAATCCGTTTGCGGGATCGCAAGCGCAAACCAACAACGACTGACATGCTGCTAACCACAAAGGGTTTGGCAGTGTTCCATAGAAAAATTGGAGGAGTGATGGCGAAAGAACAAGATCTGGCCGAGGTGAGTGTCGGGTTGTCCAGCGCCAGAAAGGCTTTGGACCAGGCGTACAACGATCTGGGTGTGGAGATGCAGCAGACCGGCCTGGTGCAGCGTCACCGGCTTGACGCTGTCAAAGATGCTTTGAAGGCGTTGGAGGATGCCCTGCCCAAAGAAACTCGCAAACTCAATGCGGAAGCCGAGGCGGAACGATGAATGATCATGTGCTGCTGATTCTCAACCTGGTCGGCACCTGCGTGCTGCTGCTGCTGCTCATTCTGGGCAGGTTCGGCCGGTAGATGGCCGGTCGTCATCCACGCTGCCAAGGCAGCGGCACCGAAGTGCTTACACACCAGTTCGGTTCATCGCAATGTTCGCACTGTGGGCACATTGTCGGGGTGCACAATCATAAGCGTGTGGAGCATTGGTGGGGCACACCCAAGTGGACGAGGCATGTCACCCGAGTCTGACGAGGCGATGCGCCACATGCTGGAATTTCTGGGCTGGCTGTTGAACTGCTGTGACTATCAGCTGCATCCAAATGTGATGACGTCTGTAACACGTTGGGCCGCTGAACATTCGGGTAATGGCCACGCGGCCACCGGGTGCACGTAGTGCGCCACGCAAACGCACCACAGCCAAACCTCGAAGCCCTTGGGACACAGCTGATTTAGTCGCTTTAAAGATCAGCCCCGAGGTCGCCTTTTACATGCAGTCACGCGGGCTGCCCGTACCTGACTGCCCGCCCCTCATTAAAACCCCCGAACCTGGCTACAGCAAAACCGCTGCGGCACGCAGGGTTCGGTTCGACTGTGACCGGGTCGACGTGGTGTTGGGCGCGTTCCGGCAGCTGCGACACACCAAAGGTCGCATGGCCGGGCAAGTGTTCGAACCCGACCCGTGGGAGATCGCCTACGTTCTAGCCCCGTGGGCTGGGTGGGTGATCAAATCGCCGGACAGCGGCGAATGGGTTCGCGTGATCACCAACATGTACGTGGATCTGCCAAGGAAGAATGGTAAGACCACCCTGGCTGGTGGCATCGCCCTGTACCTGACGGCAGCAGACGGTGAGCAGGGCGCGCAAGTCCTGGCAGCGGCCACCACTAAAGATCAGGCCAAATTCGTGTTTGAGCCGATGCGCAAGCTCGTCCTGAAATCGCCGGGCCTGCGAAGGTATTTGAAGCCGTTCGCATCCAAAATCGTTCACGCCGCCAGCGGATCCTATTTTCAGCCGATCGCCAATGCGGGTGATGCGCAGCACGGCGCGGACATTCACGGTGGCATCGTCGATGAGCTGCACCTGCACAAAACCATGGACCTACTGGATGCTCTCGAAACCGGTACGGGCTCGCGGTTGCAGCCGCTCATCATGTACATCACCACCGCTGATACGGGCCGACGTCACACACCGTACGACCAGAAGCGTAGGCGTATAGAACAGTTGGCGTCCGGCGTGCTCAAAGATGCGACCGCCTACGGCGTGGTGTTTGCTGCTGAAAAGCCGATCTACGAAAACGGCAAACTGGTGGGCGGTGACGATCCGTTCACGAAAGCCACACTGCGCAAAGCCAACCCTGGTGCAGGCATCAGCCCGACCTGGCGGTTCCTGCAGGGTGAGATGGATAGCGCCAAAGAGAATCCGGCCAACCTGGCACGGTATCTGCGCTTGCATTTAGGGATACGCACCCAGCAGGAAACCCGGTATCTGGAGGTTGACGACTGGGACGCCAACGCATCCATTGTCGACGTCGAAAGTTTGAAGGGCCGAATCGCTTATGGCGGTTTGGATTTGGGTTCCACCTCCGACCTTACCGCCCTGGTGTGGGTGTTTCCTGACGATGAGCGTGGCGGTGTCGATGTGCTGGCGCGGATGTGGACGCCGGAAGACAACATGGAAAACCTGGACAACCGGACAGCCGGTGCCGCCTCCAACGAGTGGGTGCCGAACGGCTGGTTGAAGACAACGCCAGGCAACGTGACTGATTACGACTTCATTCAAGGCCAGATCGAGCGTGACCTTGAAATGTTTGAGGTGAAAGAGATCGCGTTCGATCCTTGGAATTCGACGCAGCTGATCAGCGACCTCACCAATGAGGGTGCACCCATGGTGGCGATGCGGCAAGGGTTTGTTTCAATCTCCGCGCCCACCAAGGATTTACAGCGGCTCATGATGTTGGGCGCAAAACTGGACGGGAAGGGTGTGCCGGTTAGACCGCTTGTGCGTCACGGCGGTAATCCGTTGCTGCGCTGGATGATTGATAATTTCGCGGTGGTCATGGATGACGCCGGAAATGTGAAGCCATCCAAGAAGGATGCGGGCGACAAAATCGATGGCGTGGTGGCGCTGATCATGGCGTTGGGTCGTGCGCTTGCCAACGCCAATGAGGACTCGGAAGTTTGGGGAGTGTGGATGTAAATGGCGATAACAGTCAAGGTCATGCCTGAGCTGAGTGACAAGACGCAGCAACAGATTCGGGGGATTGTGCGCGGTGAGTATTCGCGGTTGACCGGCATACCGGTCTGCGTGCACTGCGGCCAAATCGGCACACCAGATCAGGCTGTGCATGGAACAGGGGGTTGCAGTGAGGTTCAGTGATTTTCGTGTGACCGTCGAAAAGCGTACCGGCAAGACGGAGAGACTGGAACGCATGGCCCAGCAGGTGACCTTGTCGACACCCAAACATGTGGCACCGCCACATTCGGAGGTCAACACGTTCGGCGTCGGCACACACCCAAACCCAGAGATTCTGTATCCCATACACAACCGGGGATCACGGCGTGGGGCGCGCGGACCGGGACGCCGAACGCGGGTGCCCGGTGTGGCGCTGGACGTGAAGCCATGGAGCAAAGGGGAAGCGACGGAATGAGCGCGGAACCTGCCTACACCTACGACGCCTGGTTGCGTCCCACCACGCATGAGCCGACCGGCGTCGTTGACGGCGACACGCTCTATTGCGGTATCGATCTCGGTATGAATGTCGCTGTCAATCAGACCATTCGGCTTTACGGAATCAACTGCCCAGAAATGCGTACTGCTGGTGGCCCCCCGGCCAAGGCGTATGCCATAGCGTGGTTTCAACAGCATTGTCCCAACGGTAGATTCGTGCTCACCACGCAGCGTGATCACACTGAGAAGTTTGGTCGATTCTTGGGCGACGTGTACGCCTCTGATGGTTCACACCTCAACGAGGAACTGGTGGCTGCGGGCCAGGCAGTTCCGTACTTTCCGTGACCGCCGCCCAAGCCTTGATGGCCCTGGTGGTGGCGTGTGTCGCCATCGTCGTCGGCGTGGCGCTGCTGTGGCAGCTAGCGTGGGCACTGATCGTGGGTGGTGTGCTGCTGCTAATGGTGACCGTCCTGCTATATGACAGCCAGACCAATCAGCGGAACGCCATTGAGCGCAAGCGTCGGCTAGGGCAAGGTTTGTGAACCTTCTCACCCGGCTGTTTGGCACCCGTGACATCACCACCTTGGATGACTATGCCGATGCGCTCAGCATGTTCTCCTACAACGGGTTTGGCTATCCGTACGGTGTGGATAGTGGTGTCACACAGACGTTGGGCGGCAAGGCAACTGAGTTGTCGCCGCAAACGTTCAAAGGGTTGGCCATCAATGGCTACAAATCGAATGGGCCAGTGTTCGCCTGCATGCTGGTGAGGATGCTGGTGTTTTCGAGTATCCGATTCGAGTGGCAGCGGATGCGGGAGGGCAAGCCGTCCGACACGTTCGCCAACGACTCCAATCTTCGTATTCTGCAACGACCTTGGGCTAACGCCACCACACAAGACCTGCTGGTCCGCATGATTCAGGACGCTGACCTGGCCGGTAACGCCTACATCACCTATGATGCCGGGACCGACGAGCTGGTGCGGTTACGACCCGACTGGGTGAATGTCGTGATGGAGCCACGATATGTCAATGGTGGGCCAGGCGAGGTTGGTGGTGGCCAAATAGGTTGGCGCAACATAGGTTTCATATACACGGAGCAAGGGTTCGACTCGACGTATGACCCGGTGTTTCTGGCACCCAACCAGGTCGTGCACTTCATGCCCACCCCCGACCCGTTGGCCAGCTATCGGGGAATGTCTTGGCTCACACCAGTTCTGCGTGAGATACGTGCCGATCATGCGATGACCGAGTTCGAGTACAAGTTCTTCAGCAACGGTGCCACCCCAAACATGATCATCAAATATCAGCCCGGTATGACGTTGGACAAGATTCAGGCGTTCAAGGAACTGTTCGACGAAGGCCACGCAGGTTCCCGAAACGCTTACAAGACACTACATCTGGCACCAGGCGCGGACCCCGTTCCTGTGGGTTCCAACATGCAACAGATAGATTTCAAAGCCCTACAGGGTGTTGGCGAAACACGCATAGCCAGTGCTGCTGGTGTGCCACCTGTAATCGCTGGATTCTCAGAAGGTTTGGCGGCTGCCACCTACGCCAACTATTCGCAGGCACGACGCCGCTTCGCCGATGGCACCATGCACCCACTGTGGGAGAACGTGGCCGGATCGTTGGAGTCGATCATGCCCCGGCCCCAAGGCAAGTTCAGTAACAGCGGCGGCGACGATGTGCGATTGTGGTATGACGCCAAAGATGTTCCGTTTCTGCGTGAAGACGAAAAGGATTCTGCCGCAATACAAAACGTGGAAGCACAGACCATCAATCTGCTCATCACATCCGGCTACAAAGCCGACTCGGTTATCGCCGCCGTGCAATCAGGCGATTGGCGGCTGCTCGATCACAGCGGCATGATGAGCGTCCAACTACTCCCGCCCGGCGCGGCGAAGCCGGGATCAAAAACACCAGGCGGTGTCAACTCTTTGCGGGAGCTGGCGAATCAACTCGACGACGATTCGTTGCGCGAACTTGCGAGATACGTTGAAAACAACGGAGGTTCACCTAATGACTAAACCCATTGAGCGCGCCAAGCGGCCACCCATGGAGGGCTTGCGTGAAGCACCCTTCAGACTGGTACGCGCAGGCGCAGACGACGGCCAGCCCGATGACGGTTTGACACTGGACGGTTATGGTGCAGTGTTCAATTCGTTCACCATCATCGACTCCTGGGAGGGGCGGTTCAAAGAGACGATCGCCCTCGGCTCGATGAAGCGGTCCTTTCGGGAAACACCGCCCAAAATTCAATACGACCATGGGCATCACCCGCTGATCGGTTCTATACCGATCGCCTCCCTGCTCAGCTGTGTCGAAGACACCGACCCCGACCTGGCACCGGACGGCGGCGCACACATTCGTGGGCGGATCTTTGACAACTGGCTGATGCAGCCGGTGCGTGACGCCATCGCATCCGATCCACCGGCCATCAACGGCATGTCTTTCCGATTCTCGGTGGTGCGTGAAGCGTGGACGTACGCGGACGGCACCAACATCAAAGATGACGAGGCTTTGATGGTGGAACTTCGACGCACATGGGACGGCACGGTACCGGACGACGATCTGCCGATCCGAACGTTGAAGGAACTAAAAGTGCCCGAGGTCGGCCCCGTCATGTGGCCAGCATATGAGGCGACCTCGGTGTCCGTGCGCCACAGAGTGATCGACTTGGGTCGACTGGCTGAGCCGGAACAGCGCAACCTGTTGGCACGCGCAGTGCTCATCGCAGACAGGGCGGAAGGTCAGGCCGATCAGCCAGATACGCGCGCTGCTGCAGACGACGCTGATGACGACCCGGCACAGCTGGCAGCGGCGTTGGATGCTGTGCTGGATGAGGCTACCGAACTGATTGCGGGGGTTGACTTATCGACCCTCCCACCGGATGTGGCGCAGGCGTGCAACCTGCTGGTCGCGGCCGAAACGGTTGTTGACGAGCTGATGGAAGCCATGGGCTTGTACGACCCCGACGACGACGAGGGCGGGGAGCCGGGCGAGGCAGGTAAAGGCGAGGTGGGGGAAACCCGCAACGTGGTCAATTTGGACAAGGCCATCAAGATTCTGACAGAGGCCGGGAAGGCTTCTGGCACAAAGAACGTGGACGCGCAGCAAGTCACAGTTGATGCAGCTGCATCACCAGCAGATGAGCGCCCGTCCCGAAAGATCGACCCGCAGCAATCCACTGGCAGCAAGCCCGTAGGTGAGCACCCGTCGAAGCGCCGTCGCCCAGTCGATATTGGACTGGGTTTGCGTACGGTGCGTTCCATGATGAATGACATCAACAATCGAGAGGTAAATCAGTGAAGGACAACATGATTCATCCAACAACGGGCTTGCGCGTACTTGGTTTCACCAAGCGTGGCGACCCGATCTGGCCAGTGATGGGCGGTGCTCCCACCGAGGATGACGTCGACATGGCCCCGGTCACCCAACGTACCGGCATCACCTTGACCTACTCGCAGTCGGTGCATCGCATCGCCGAAATCGAGGCCAGGATGACCGACATTTCCACTCTGGAAAGCATTACGCCAGAACAGGATGCGGAATACCGGGAACTTCTGGACGAGGCGTTTCAGGTGGACGAGCATCGCAAGCGGCTCGAGCGCGCCGACGACCTCGCCAAGGTGAAGTCCGTGAAAGGCCAGGTCGATTCGGCGGTTCGTACCAAGAACATCCGCATTGTTCCTGGCAGCACGCAAGGCTCCAACTCGGCTGATTACGATCGCGACTCCATCATGGAGCCCGACAGCATCGAGGATTGCCGATTCAGGAATCCGTGGGATCTGCGGGAGATGACCGTCTACGGACGTGAGCCGGGTGCGGTTGCAACCGAATTGCGTTCTCGCGCACTGTCGGCGATTTCCAAGATGCAGTGCGCCAGCGACAACATTCGTTCGGCGGCGACCTACATCATCGAGAATTTCGACTCCAAGGATTCCCGGCTGGCGCGGCAATGCCTGGTCACGTCCACCCCGGCGTATCTGCGGGCATGGTCGAAGATGGCCACCAACAAGGCTCACGCCTTGTCACCCGACGAGCAGCGCGCACTCAACGACGTCGAAGAGTTCCGCGCCATGTCCTTGACGGACGCAGCGGGCGGCTACCTCACGCCATTCCAGCTGGACCCGACCGTGATCGTCACCAGTTCTGGTGTGCGGTCGGACATTCGGCAGAAAGCCCGTGTGGTGGTTGCCATCTCCGATGTGTGGAATGGCGTGTCATCGCAGAACGTTTCCTGGTCGTTCGACGCGGAAGCATCCGAAGTTTCGGATGATTCGACTACGTTCGCGCAGCCGTCCATCCCCAACTACATGGCTCGCGGCTTCGTGCCGATCTCCATCGAGGCCATGGCCGACGAAATCAACGTCGCCCAGCAGGTGGGTATTCTGCTGGCCAACGGCAAGGATGACCTGGAAGGCACCAAGTTCATTCTCGGGTCGGGTACGGCTGAGCCGACAGGGTTGATCACGGCACTGACGGCGGCTGGTGGCGCAACGGTTGTTGCGTCTACAACCGCTGCCACATTTGCGCTGGCAGACATCTATCTGTTGCAGGGTTCGCTGCCTGCCAGGTATCGAGCCGACGCTGCGTGGCTGGCCAACAACCTGATCTACAACAAGGTTCGGCAGTTCGACACTGCTGGCGGTGGTGGGTACTGGACCAACCTGAACGGTGCCGATCGCCCCCCGCTGTTGATGGGTCGTGACGCGCTTGAGGCTGAGGCGATGGTGGCAACCACCACCACCGGCAGCAAGAACCTGGTGTTCGGTGACTTCCAGAATTTCGTTATCACCGATAGAGTTGGCATGGCCGTCGAGTTCATTCCTCACCTCGTTGGCACCAACCGTAGGCCCACCGGTCAGCGCGGCTGGTTTGCTTACTACCGCACCGGGAGTGGGGTAGTGAACGCCGGAGGATTCCGCCTTCTGAACGAGGGGTAAAGGCGCACAGCACATTTCGGCCGTCACTGATCATGGCGGTTTAGGGGTGCCCCAGTCCAGAGACTGGGGCACCCCCTCCTCCGAAGTTCGGCGTAAAGAGTGTAGAATAAAGTTTATGACTACTCTCAAGTGCATAGTGTGCGGCGTCGAGTACACCCCGAAGCGCATGCGAAACAATCTCAAATATTGCAGTATCGCCTGCAAGGAAAAATCTGACAATAAACGTCGCGGCGGTAAGGCGTATCGGGATTCATGTCCACCATGCAGTGTTGAGGGTTGCGCTAGGCGGGCAGTAGTGAAAAGCGGTGGGCCGTGCCCGATGCACCGTCGCCGTATCCACTTGACCGGCGAGCCGGGGTTGTCGGACACGTTGTACGGGAAACGTATGGGACAACTCCCGTGCGAAGTTGACGGATGTGAACGTAAGTATTTCTCCAAAGGTCTTTGCTCGATGCACTACAACCGGAAGCGCCTGACCGGTGATGCTGGCGAGGCTGAACCACGTAGGGGTATCAAGCCTCCCGGTGAGTGGTACATCAACCCTGACGGGTACGTGCAACGTTCACATGAGGGCAAGACCCAACTTCAACATCGTGTGGTGATGGCGAAACATCTTGGGCGAGAACTGTTTCCCGATGAGAGACCGCATCATAAAAACGGTGATCGTTCAGACAATCGGATTAGTAATCTGGAATTGTGGTCCACCTGGCAGCCCGCCGGTCAGCGGGTGGAAGACAAGTTGAAGTGGGCACGCGAAATCATGCAGCGATACGCCAACGATCAACGTGTACAACGAAAAAGGAGAATAACAGATGGCTGAAATCTATAGGGCCAAAGAGGCTTTCGCCTTCGATGGCAAAGACGGTGTGCCACAGGTTGTAAGACCTGGGGATCTCATGTCGGATGGCGATCCCAATTTCAAAGGCAAAGAGCAGCTTTTCGAGAAGGTGGAGGTGGCGGCACAGCGCGCTGTGGATCGTCCGAAAGGCAAGACGGAAGAGGCCACGGCCAAGCCCAAGGTGGAAGAAGCTACGGCCGAGCCCAATGCCAAGCGATCGGTGTCGACGGTTCATGCGAAGCCGAAGGGGCAGTAGACATGTCTATCAGTCTCTACGGTAACTCGCTGTCCCGTCTCGCATTGGCTTCGGCGGCGCGCAGCAACGGTACCGCTACCGGGTTGCCGATCGACATGAACCTGTTCAACAACGGTTTTCGTGCCGTCATGTTCGTCGTCACCACCGGGGCCATGACTGACGGTTCGGTTGCCGTCACCGTGGAGGAAAGCGCCGTGTCCGGCAGCGGTTACGCCGCCGTCGCGGATGCATCGTGGCGTGTCACCGGTACACCGCCCACCATCGCCCTCACCGACGATGACACGGTGTTCACGTTCGGTGTCCGGCCCACCAAACAGTTCGTGCACATCGTCGCCGTCACATCCGGTGCTACCACAGGCGGCATCTTCTCGGCGGTGGCAGTGCTACATCACGGCAGTTTCGGCCCAGTCAACAGGTCGTGACCTATGCCAAACACTGTGACATACGCTGACATTGGCGTTCAACAGCTGACAGTGCTGCCATCGGCAGCACGCACCGCAGATCCCAACACCATGGAATTTCGGGATCTTGGGCGTGTCAGCGGGATCGTGGTCGTGGTCGACGCTACCGCCATCGTGTCGACGCCAAGCATTACGGTAAAGATTCAGGGTGTTGACGTCGCCACCGGTAAGACGTGGGACATTCTGACATCGGCTGCCATTGCGACAGCGGTAACCACGGTGCTAAAGGTCCGGCCAGGTATCACAGTGGCTGCGAATGTCGCTGTGGCAGACATCATTCCGCCGATCATCAGGATTGTCGTATCCCACGGCAACGCCAACAGCATCACCTACAGCGTGACGGCCCACCTGGATCGTTCATGAGATGCCTGAGCTGACGGCTGTCGACGTCGACCTGTACACGAAAGGTCGTTTGCCAGCAAGCGATCCCGAGACATCGAGGCTGTTGAATCGGGCGCTGGCAGCAGCACGACGTTACTGTGAATGGCCGGTCACGCCACCTGCCACCCGTACGGTGACACTCGACGGTCCAAGTGGGCGAGTGCTCATGCTGCCCACACTGGCACTTGTTACGTTGACTTCTGTTGTGGAGGAAGGCATTTCACTCAACATCGTCACCGACCTGGACCCGCCGTCAGCAGCAGGCCCGGTGCGTTTGCGAAAGAAGTCGGGTGCACGGTGGTCGTGCAAATACAGTTCGATCGTGGTCACCATGACAGACGGCTACACCGAGGCCAAAGCCGATGATTGGCGTTTGGCGGTGTTGGATGCGGTTGATCGTTTCCATTCCGTGGTTGGTTTGCACGGTTTGAAGCGATACACGGTTGACGATGTCGAACGTGACTGGTTTGAAAACCCGGACGCGTTCAACGAGCGACTGATGGAACCGTATCGACTGTTAGCGCCCGGCTGATGCCGCCCCTTGGCAATCAAACCGTCTTCTTCGTGTCCATCACTGAGGGTACGAAAGATCCTTGGGGGGTAGCAGCACCGGTGCTCACCGAGGTACCGGTGTCAGAATGCCGTTTCCGGCCGCTCAGCGGCACGGAGAAGGTCGGATTGACCGATGTGGCCACCGACATATGGAGGCTCACAGCGCCGCCGGTAGCGGTCGCCATGAACGCCAAAGTGAATGACCAAATCAAATACAGCGGACCCGAAACCGGTGGGCTGGTTGTCACCTTCGAAATCGATGGTGGGACCAACACTTTTCCCGACGCTGACGGTCAGCCGTTCAAGGTGACCGTGTTGTGCAAGCGACAGCAGAAGCAGATCGCTTAACATGAAAGGAATGAAGCTGTGAGCTACAAAGTGTTGGCACCGTGCGTTGTCCGTCAGGACGGCGGCAAGAGCGCCGTGCATCACCGTCAGATCGGACAGACGATCGAAGTACAAGACAAGGCCGACGCCGACGCCTTGGTGGCCGGGCATTTTCTGGAACTGGTCGAAGATGCTGAGCCAGAAGAGAAGTCAGCCGATGAGGCGAAGTCGAATCCGAAGTCGAAGCCAGGCGCGTAAATGGCCGACGAAGACCTTGATGCTCTAGGTATCACCGTGGACGACTTCTACCGTGAAGCCGCCTCCGAGATCAATCAGGGTTTGGATGTCATGGCGAAAGACGTGCACGACTACTGGGAGGCCGTGTCACCCAGGGACACTGGCGAATACGACAGTGATCTTGTTATAACCGTCATCAAAGACGACGACGGCCATCCGGCACGGCGGGTGACGGATACGGCGAAATACGCACACATCGTTGAATACGGCTCAAAGTATGTCGAGGCAAGATCGCCACGCGCCAAGACGGCACGATGGGCCGGTGTCAACGGCAAATACATGGTCAACAATCCTCAATGACTGTCCTACTGAACACGGCGGCACCGGATGGCATTGAGGCACTGGTTGTTTGGGTGTCGGCCATCGGTGAGACGCGGGCCAACCGTCCGCCCGGCGCGGTGTTTCCGTTCTACATGATCGAACGCCCAGCCGTGACCGATGACCAAATCACACAGCGCGGCACCTATCGTGTGTCCAC